AACAGACCCTGATGGAATTATATAAATATAGTTGGTATAGAGGTAGTGTTGATATTGCAGACAAAAGGTTTATGGGCGTGGTGTGGAATCACCAACTTAATTCGTGGACAATACTTGCAAATACCTATAATTTTCCAGGTCAAGGGGCAATTTCACCGTGGTTATATTTAACGACTGATTTTGAAAATTTCACAGATTATCAAGCAACACCATTCTATTGGGATGGCAATAGTTACTGTTCCCCTGTTCATTTAATTTTTGATGCAGATATTTCAAAATGGATTCTTGTATATTTTGGACCTCATGGAAGTGGCGGAGAATCGATAGCAATTGCAATTGGTGATGATATTGATAGTCTGGCTAATGTACATACTGATTATGTACTTAAGCCTAATGTTTCACCTGCACCGACAGGTTCTATATCCCTATTCCCTGGCGGATTTATGAAGGTAGGTTCAACATACTGGATGGTTGTAGACATTTCTTATACTTCAACTACACGTGTGTATGAAAAGAGATTATATAGCTCTACTAACCTAATTAATTGGACATTTGATAGTATATTCATCCCACCTATTACTTTGGATTGGGATGATTCTAGCAGGTATAATGGTAACTGGATATATGCAGATGGATTATATTATTATTTTTATGGTGGAAATCGTGGGGGCTACTCCCTAGATAGAAAGATAGGCTATGCAATGTGTGCAACAATTAACGGCACCTATAAGAAAATGGGAATGATTTTAGATCCTCCTTTGGAGGCAAAAAACCCTGTAATATTTTACAATCCTTTTACTGAAAAACATGAATTATTTTTCAACGAAATAACCGAGTTTCAGGGGCAATGGAACTCCAGAAAAGCACTAACTTATACAAATATGGGACAAGACAAAGAAATCAATAATAAACAGCAAACACTAGGTTTGTACAACTATCAAAGTTCAACGCCTGGGGATGCTGTAGGTGATACAAGAAAAGGTACTATTAACGGATGGTTTCAGGAAGAAACTTGTACAAACGCACATGCCACAAAGGGGGATGGAACGTGGGTTGTGACTGAAGCAAAGAAGACAATATCATTGATTGATTCAAACGTGTTAGAGGGCGCGGGAAGTTATGTTGACTTGCCCGCCGGAAAATCAGGAATCGGGCAGATTCAATTAGGAACTGAAAGAACTTGGTTTGATTTCACCGTTGACGGCGTTGTAACATTGATTAACAATTCTGCAAATGTTTCAACCAGTTCTGAAGATGCAAAGCTTATAGTTAGGGATGCTGGCACAAACGTAAGGATAGTAAACGAACTTGGTTCTACGTTAATTGCAACAATTATAATTAATTATACATTGTGAGACAAAAGACATGGAATATAAGAGGTATGTGGGATTTAGTTGTTACGTTTAAGGATAATGCAGATTTGGGGGGTGGAATGGGGCAAATTGCAACATCTGACTTTGACGGTAGTATACACTTATCATCGGGGGGCTATACTAAAGTAAATAATTTAATCTATGAAAGAATGATAACAAGTCTTTTTAAAGAAGAATAATTTAAACTTAAATACTAAAAAAATGAAACAGTATAATCCTAACATTAATAACCTTCATTGGAGGAATAATACATAAAAAGCAAATTAAAATATAACAAATGGAATTAAGTTATTATATATCAGAAATAAGGCAATCCTTACCAAAAGATTGGCCAGACATATCTGCTAGAATGATTATCAGATTAATAAATGAGTTTAGAACTGTTTATATTAAAAATCATTATAATCAGAATAGAAGTTTTGATAGAGGGCTGATGCAAACTATTAATATTGCAGTTGGACCTGTATCTCAATCAACTATTTCATATATAAATAGTTCTAATAGGATATTAAAGTCTTATCAACCTATTCCCAGATTAATTAAAATTTCTCATAGAGATTTAATTACCAATATTAGGAATGCAAATATATTGTCAGAGGAGTACAATTATGTGACCAAGGACGAAGCAATTTATGCTGGAAGTGGTAAAGTTAATACTAAAGATATATTCGTGTTTATAGACCATGAAACAGATGATTATTTATATATTAAATTAAAGAAAGAGAATCCCAAATTAGCATTGTTAACTCATATTAGTATTCAGGGTATATTTGAGAATCCTTTAGATTGTAAGACATTACAATTTGGAGATGAATATGTTGATGATTTTGATTACGAGTATCCTATGACAGATACTATTTGTGGATATATTAAATCAAGTATTTTACAAGATGGATTAAGAGTTATTCAAAGTAATGAATTAGATGATAAAGAAAAAAAGGTCTAAGTATAAACATGATTATGGATTAGAACATGTTTACAAGTTTTATAAATTGAGATATGAGAATATCATAGATTATAAAAAGTTTACAACTATTATTAATGCGTTTAACAATAAGGTAATTCAAAAGTTATATGAAGGAGAATATATAAGTTTACCTTATTCATTGGGAGATTTATTTATTTACAAATTTAAACCAAGGTTAAAGTTTGATGAGAATGGTGAAGTTATTCCTAAACGAGGTGTTATTGATTATAAAGCAACTAAAGAATTATGGAAAGAATATCCAGAATTAGCTCATATTAAAAGAGTTTGTTATGATAACTTTCATACTGATAAATATAAGTTCAGTATAAGATGGAAAAGATACCATACTGTAAGGGTACATAAATTATATAATTTTATTCCTGCCAGAGCATTCAAAAGGAATTTGGCAGTATATTTAAGAGAACATCCAAATCAAAATTATTATGATAGGTAATTATATCACAATAGATAGAATAATTGAAAAGATAAATAGGTTCAAAATTCCTGGTGGATATTGGAATATTGAGGAATTAAAGGAATGGACTTACGATGCTTTAAGTGCAATTAATGATAAAACTGCTCGTGTAAGAGCAAGTCAATTAGTTGAAATTGTAGATAATAAAGCAATGGTTCCCGCTGATGTAGAAGCTATTGATACTGTCATTAACTCTTCTGGTAAACCTATTCAGGAAGTATTACCTCATAGAGATTTGGATGAAGGAACTTACTTAATAAGTAATGGATTTATCTATACTAATTTTGATTCTGGTAAAGATAATATAACAATTAATTATTTTACTGTTCCATTAGATGAAAATGGTAATCCTTTAATTCCAGATAATAGATTATATATATCTGCAATAGAAGCTTTTTTACAATACATGATAAGTAAAAGAGCTTTCATGCAAGGTAAGATTTTAGCACAACAATTACAAATGGTTGAGCAAGAGTGGTTATTTTATTTACCTGCTGCCATTAATTCACAGAAGATGGATATCATGAAAGATCCAAATAGATTTGGTAGAATGCATAATAAATTTATACACTAATGGAAATACAACATAGTTTCATTAAAGGTATGAATAGGGATTTATCCAAAAATAAATTCCCTAATGATACATATTATTATTTATTGAATGGTAGGGTAATGAATGATGATGATACTAGTTTATCAGATATCATTAACATGAAAGGTAATACTGAAGCAAATATAGATGATAATTCTTTAGTAAGGACATCATATTCTATTATTGGATATACAATTTTACAAGAAGATATTATTTTATTTTATGCTCAAAATACTGCCACTGGAGCAAATAGTTATACAACATATTCCATAATAGATAGACTAGTTTATCAAGGTTCCAATGATTATTTAAGAGAAGAAATTTGGAATGGTCAGGGATTAAATTTTAGAATAGATAAACCTATTAAAGCAGTTTCAGTATATGAATCTGAATTTGTTGAAAAAATTTATTGGGTTGACGATAATAATAATTTTAAACAAGCAAATATAGCGGAAGATATAAGTTCTCAAACAGCTAATCAATTCGATATACAAGCTGACTTTAGTAAAATGTTTGCTCCAACATTCTCTGACTTTACTTCTGGAGCATTGAAGCAAGGTTCTATTGCATATGCTTATAGATTAATAAAAAGAAATGGTTACAAAACAATTTTTTCAGATATCTCAGAATTAATACCACTTGGTAAAAATATAAATTATTTTAGTACAATCCCAAGGACATATGGAGACACTTTATATGATCCAGATTCATCTTATAATACTGGAATAGGGTTAGTTATAGGATTAACTATTATTAATCCAGAAGATTACGATTTAATAGAAATTGTATCTTTATGGTATTCATCTAAACTAGCAACTCCAGATATAACTATTATTGAAAAAATAGAAATTCAAGATGGAATTGGAGCATATAGAATAATTGATACAGGAACAGTTAGTTATGGTACTTTAACATTAGCTGAATTTACAGAACAATCTTATACTTTTTCTGCTAAAGATATAATATCTAAAGATAATAGATTATTTTTAGGTAATATAAAAGAAGAAAATTTAGATATAGATGCAGAAGCAACTTGGAATGGCAAAACTACTGGAGATATTTGGGATGCTAGGGCATATAGATTTGATTCAACTCGTAAAGCTGAATTATTAAATTATTTAGCTTCCTTAGAATATACAGTTAATGGAACCGCACCAAATTATAGTGTTATTGAGAATGATGCTGATTGCATTAATAAATATAATATTGTTAATCAAAGTCTTACGGATGAACTTAATAGTACTGGACATAAACAAATTTATCAATCGAATGGTACAACACTTGGAGGATCGGGATTAAACATATCATATGAATTTGTTACAGAAGAGTTTTTCCTAACTAATTATTCTTATGATACTCCAGAATTAAATGGAACCATATCTAATAGATCTCAATTAGGAATTGATAAAGGATTTCAAAGAGATGAAACATATAGATTTGGAATTGTCTTTTTTGATAAAAAAGGCAGATCTAATTTTGTTAAATGGATTGGTGACATTAGAATTCCAGCAGCGGAAGGTTCTTTGGGAACTATTGCTACAACACATAGTACTACTTCGATGTATGGCAATAACATATATCCTAAATTTACTATCTCCAATATTCCAATAATAAATGGTGAATATTTAGATTATCAAATTGTATATGTTAAAAGAGAAGAGTTTGATAAAAGTATTGTTGCAGCAGGAATGATTGTTCCAACAATGAGATTTGATACAGGTACAAGACCTGTTGCTTATCCATTTCAAATTGGAACATATGTTGCAAATGCCGGAGTTAGTAATGGTGAGTTGAATAAACGTGTATTTAATTTTATTTCTCCAGAGATTAATTTTAGAAATGAAGAATCTATAACAGGAACATTTTTACAAGTTTCATCTGCAAGATTAATAAGTGATTATGGTGTAACAGCCTCTATTATTGATGGAGCATGGACTTGGGCTACTGTTGCAAGTAATGCTAATTTACTTAGTACAGCAAATGTATATATTAGAAAATATCATAGTTTATATAATGATGTTAGTCACGAATATGATTTAAGAACTTTAATACTTGATACAGCTAAAACAGTACCTCCAACAAATATTAATTTTGCAATAGATATAGATGCTGAAACATATCAACATTATGCTTATAATGATAATGGCGGATCTGTTTCTGCACCACATGGAACTTGTTTAACTATAAAGACTGGAGATAATTTAGCTGCGTGGGTTGACGATATTAATTTCTTTTATGGATATTTGAGAAAAGATGTGTCTCAATCAGCATATGGTGGAAGAGATTATGGTTCAAGACAAATTAATACATATATTTCAGCAAGTAAAAGAACATCTGGTCTTGTAAATAATGTAACATGTAGATATGGAGATACATTGATTACAATGTTTGAATATGGGGAATATTTTTTACAAGATACTCCTAGTGGTGCAACAAATTCTTTTGCAACATTTGATCACTTTCCATGTGAAAGTTCAATTAACTGTTTATTAAATACTAATGATACTTACTCAAGAAAATATTTTGTTTATCCATTAAGAGCACCTGCACATATAAATGAAGATGCATATGTATATTTAGATTTGGGATTATCATTTACAGGAATGTATGGTAGAAATTCAGCATATGATAAATTACAAGATTCTAAAATATTTGCACCTAAACCAGGTTTTTTCCAAGATATATCTGAATTTCCAACAAGACTTAAATATAGTGATAATAAAGTAAGCAATGAAGACATTGATAGTTGGTTAAATTTTAGAACTAATAATTATAATACAGCAAATCAAAATCATGGTCCAATTAATAAATTAATTGAATTTAATGATAAAATATATAGTTTTCAAGATAATGCTGTTTCATTAGTTTCAATTAATCCAAGAGTAACTCAACAGAGTACAGATGGGGTAACTATAGTATTGGGTTCTGGAGAAGTCATAGATAAATTTTATTATTTAACTACAAATATTGGATGTCAGGATAATTCGGATGTAATCAAATCTTTCTCAGCATTATATTGGTTAGATAAAAATAAAAGGAAGATTTATACTTTTAATGGTCAAATAGAAAGTGTAACTGATTTAAAAGGTTTACATTCATATTTGAAGAATAATATATATGAAAGTTCTAGTTTCATTGGAACTTACGATGTATCTAATTCAGAAGTATTAATGACTGTTAAAGATATTAATCCCAAGACAGACTTTTTAGCAGACTTTATTACTGGTACAACTTGGGATTTATTAGGTAATACCTCAATTATAGAGATTCCTTTTATAGTTGGAAGAACTTATAAAATAGGTTCAGGTTATTTTGTTTATGTAAGTAAAACAGCTACATCTTATAGATTTACTTATTCTCATGGTACTACTTTAACTGATGGTACAACATATAGTCTATCTAATTATATAACTGAAAGAGATAATTTCACTATTGCTTATAATGAAAAACTACAAGCTTTCACAAGTTTCTATAGTTTTTTACCAGATTTATACATTAATCATTCACGTGATTATTTCACATCTGAAGACAATAGGGACTTGTGGCAACATAATATTGGTGATAGATATAATACATTTTATGGAACAACTTATCCAACAACTTTAAAACTTATAGCTAATTTTGGAAGTCAAATTCAATCTGAATATACAAACATTAAATTTTTTGCTGAAATTAGAAATCAATATGGAGAATTGGTTCCAAATGAAACTATTAGTAATATTAGTTTAAAAGATGCTACTAAAGTAAGTGATGATGTGATATTATACCCATTACATTTACCAGAAGCAACTGATAGGAGTAGATATGTATTAGATACATCAGCATTAAGAATAGGTAGAGATTGGTATACAGGTTTAGTTACAATACCAGAAGGGTTGGTTGTAAATAACAATCAACTTTATAGAAATACCAGTATCGGAAATTTAAGTACACAACCTCCTGCAACTGGATGGACTATTGCAGAATTATGTAATATCCGTAAAACTAATAATCATTGGATGACTCAACTTCCAAGATTTTTATATCGTGAAAATTTAACTGATGATCATGAATATGCTTTATCAAATAGATTTAGATCTGATTGGTTAGAAATAACTTTAGAATTTAAAGATATGCTACCAGGTATCAATCTATATGATAGGCGATTAAAATTATCCGATATAAAATTAATTTATACGCCATTACAATTTTAATTTTTTTATACAAATTCTTTGTATATATCCTTTTTTATACTATCTTTACATTTAGGAATTTAATTTCCAAAATTAACAATATTAATTTATGGCTAAAAAATCAAAAAAATCAATATATAAGTGTGGTGGTAAAATGGCTAATGGTGGTGATGTTGCTCAAACACGAGATCCAAATGAGTTAGGTATGCCTCAAGATTTATCTCAATATTCCGGTTTAGCAAATATGACAGGTTCCCTTTTAGAGAATTCTAATTCTCCAATTGGAACTATTGGTGGTGGAATATTGAAAGGTGCGGGTACAGGTGCCGCATTAGGACCAATTGGTGCTGGAGTAGGAGCAGTTCTAGGAGGAATTGGGGGTGTTATGAAGAATAAACAAAATAATGAAGCTGAGGAAATGCAAAAGAGAATGTTGATGCAACAATCTAATATGCAATCTTTACAGAATTTTCAAAATGCAAATAAGATGTATGCTCTTGGAGGACAATTGGGAGATCCTCCATATACAACTAAACTTACTCCAGAAGAACAGAAACAATTTAATGCTTGGTATTCAAAGATTAGTAAATATAAACAATTAAATCCTAATCCAGATGATCTTGAACAACAATACGATTATAGAGGATATTGGAAAAATGAAAAAAATAGAGATGATATTTTAAAAGAAGGTACAGATGCTCATTTCATAGATAAATATAAAATGCCAGGACATCCTACATTCAGTAATGAGAGTATGTATAGTTCAGATAAAACTCCTGGTGGAAGTTGGACACAAGATAATAATGGTAAATGGTATTTTCACCATAGCCCTTATACATCTAAAAATGCGCAATCTACAGAACAATATTTGAGAGGAAGTGGAGATTATAGTATATTGGGAAATGACACTATAAAAGGACCTGAATACTTCAATAATCAAAGCAAATTAACTAAAAAATATGCTCAAGGTGGAAACTTAAATGTTAATCCTTTAGATAATCAAATTACACAATATAATGGCCTTACTCATGATGAAGGCGGATTACCTTTAGGTGAGAATACTGAAGTTGAATCTGGCGAAACCAGAGGTACAATGAATACATCAGATTATATATTCTCCGATTCATTACGCCCAGATAGGAAATCTAAAAAGACTTTTGCAGATATATCTAAAAGTATTGAGAAAAAATATAAAAATTATAATACAGATGAGTTTGCTATAAAAGCTAAAGATGTTGAATTATCTAAACTTATGTATGAACAGGAAGCTTTTAAGAAAAATAAATTAGAAGATGGTATTCAGAAAACATGGGCTAAATATGGTGGACCAATAAATAAATTACCTAATGGTGGGAATATTGAAAATGATCCTTTTAAAACAAATAATCCAGATTCAACTTTCTCAGCTAATAAGTTCATAAGTTCCATACAAGAACCTTGGTATAATAAATTAAATGCATATGAGGCAATGCTGGATATGAAAAAGGATAATGTTAATTATCAAAAAGGATATTCAGGTGGTCAAGAATATGCAAAAAATAATATGATTTTATCTAATCAACAAGTTTTAGATTTTGCAAAACAAGACCAAATACCGGATAATGTTAAAAAAGCATTATCAATAATGGATTTGAAAAGAATTGAAAGTATAAAATCTAAGATGAGATTTGGAGGTAATATTATGGATATTGGTGGACCAATAGATCCACCAACAGGACTTCCAGAAGAAGATCCTAATAATCCAAATTATAATAAGTATACTGTTAGAAGTGTTGATAAATTCAAATCTCCAGAAGAACTTCAACAACATCAAGCTTTAATGAAAAATTTACATGGATTATATCCACAACAATTTACTAATGAAACACCAACACAATACGCATTTGATTATTTAAGGAATCCAGAAGTAAGTAAGAAATTAACAGATAAAAATTTACGTTGGGATAATAAGAGTGAAGAAACATTGGGTTATTACTATCCTTCTATAGAAAATACTCCTGAGTTAATGGTTAATTTACCTTCTGGTGATAGGGAAAATGTAATGCAAAAGAGATTAAAAACTAAATTTCCTATCACAACATCTCAATTTGCAAGCAATCCTGAAGCTTATAGGGATAATATGGATTTAAATGAATACAATGCATATTTAAGATATATTAAAGGTCAAGAATATGAAGTACCTACAAGTGGTGGTAAATTAACAAGAGATGTTGTTTTAAGAGATGTTCAAAATGCTATTAATACTGAAGGATCTCAAAATAAAGGTTTTAAGTATGGGGGCAAAATGCAAATGCCTTATGGAGGAGGATTAAGTATTGATAAAATCCAATCCCCACAATTTAACTTTAATTTGAGTCCAGAAACTCAAATGAACCAGGATTTATTTAATAAGTATAAACAACAAAACAATAATTCATCAGGTAATGATCCTGAATATTCCTATTCTAAAAGTACAACACAAACTCCAGTAGGGTTAAGTGATACTAAAGGTGGAATATATGATTCAAAACTTAGTGGGATTAATCCAATTAATTATAATACCAATGGTAGTTATTGGAATCAATCTGAAAATATAGGTAAATCTTTTACTCCAGAATCTATCTATAATTATATGACAAAAGATTTAGGAATAGATCCATCATTTGCTAAACAAATGACATCTGATCCAAAATTAATGCAAGGATATTTCGAGTTTGCAGAACAAGCTCCAGAAGATTTCTTTAATAAAAGAAAAGAATTATATCCTAAATATTCTAAGAATGAAGCTTTAGGAGATAAAAATAGATTTGGTCAGCATCATCAATGGACATTAGATCCAAAAATGTTACAATCATATCAAGAATATATTAATTTTACACCACCTAATCCAATTGAAAGTTTGGGACCACCGACATTTCAAACAAATCATCCACCAATCCCCCCTCAAGGATGGAAAGGTGAAGATTTTACTGGTGGACCTCCTTCTGGATTAGAAAAGAATAATCCACCACAAGATAATGGTGGACCACCTCAAGGTGGAGTTTTAAAACCCTTTGGTCCAGATTGGGTTGCAAGTGGAGTATCAATGTTACCAAATATAGGAATGGGAATAGGTAATCTAGCATTAGCTAACAATTTGAATTTCGATAGAACAAATGCAGAGATAATGAACCCAGATTATGTTGATCCTACTAGGGCTATTCAAGAAACTCGTAATCAATATTCTGGAGCAAAGGATTTAATTAGACAAAATTCTGGAAGTACAGGGAGTTATCTATCTAATATATTGGGTGCAACTGCTGGACAGAGTGAAGCTGAATCAGGTGTTCAATCCCAATATGATAATACTAATGCTGGTATATATAATCAATCTGCACAATTTAATACTCAGAATAAACAACGTGCAAATGAAGTTAATGCCAATATTCAAATGCAAGAAATGATGCAGAAGACTAATTTGAAACAACAAGGTTATCAAAATTTATCTGATGCAGCAAATACAGGAATTAACACTTATTATCAATCTAAACGTGATGCAGATAAAATGAATCTTGCTGGTGGTGAGAATTTCTATTATAAAAGGATAGGTTCTTTAGCTAATCAGAAACCTGTTAAAGTATTTAAAGGAAATGGATATCATTACTATGAAGATCCTTCTACAGGTCAATTGAGATTCTTAGATGAAAAAACTGGTAAACAGGTTAAGAGTAAAGATAAGATTAGTGAATATGCTAAAGATATAAATTCAAGTAAAGTATCTACTAATAATGCTCAAGCAAATAAATCTGCTGAATTACAATTTGCATTTAGTCAGATGACACCTGAACAAAAACAACAGTTTTTACAAAATTATACAGGACAATAATATGCCACAAGGATATAGAAATAATAGTTTAGCTAATAACCCTTATGTTGGGATAGATGTTGATTACTTTGATAGAAAAGCTTTAGAGAGACAACAACGTCATGATGTTGGTAGGGAAAATTATTCTAAATTTGTACAAGATGTTGCAAATCAATCTTATCTTGATCCAGATGCTAGAAATGAATATCTTAAAATGCAACAACAAAACTTTGATGATGTTATAACTAAACATTCTGGAAATTTATCTTCTGGATATCAAGATGTATTAGGTGCAATAGAACAATCTAAATTATCTCCATATCATAATCTCAATAAGAGACATGTTGAACAAGCTAAAGTTAGACAAGATTTAATTGGACAATATGGTGCAGAAGCTATAGATTTATCTGTAATGCCAGATAAACTTTATCAGAGAGATAAAGAAGGTAAATTAAATTGGATAGATCCAAATGCTATTGGAGCTAAAGTTGTTAAAGCAGATAACTATCAGAAGATTATAGAAGATATGTTAGCTCAAACTGCTGCACATGAATATCAAACTCAAAGTGGTATAACTGGTGGAGCTGGTAATCCATTCTATTTAATGTCGAGAATTGTTAAAGGTGAAGTATTATCTCCTGAAGAACTTATGATGATATCATCTGATCCTAATGTACAGAAAGCTTTCTTAGCAAATGCAAGTACAGCGGGTATAGATAATAGGAAAGTTGCTGGGTCAGAAGATACATATAAAGATATGTTTGCAGATACAAATAAACTTGCTAAATATATTTATGGTAATATTCAAGATAAGCAACGTAATAATCAGTCTGAATCTAAACAGTTCATGCAGAACATTGGAGCTGTAAAAGCTTTAGAGCATGCTAATAAGAAGAAGGAGCAAGCAAATGAATATGCATTAAAGAATATGCATTTAAATGATTTAACAACTATTCAAGATTGGGGTGTAGCTAAAGTAAATAAAGATAAAATTGCATCTTATAAAGAAGCTACAGATAAAGTTAAACAGACATTAGATCTTAAAAATAAAGAATCTAAAGAAAATACATCTAATTTTAGTAAACTAACAGGAATTCCTGTAGGAGATTTGAGTATTTATAAAGATAAGTTTGGTAATCTTAATAAGAAATTAGTTGGAACCATGATGAAGAAGTATGGTAAAACTGATGAAGAAATCAATGATGTTTTAGGTAAAAGAGATGTGGATATGGTATTTCAAAATCATAATGATTTAAATTTACAGAAATATAATTTAAACAGAGAAGTTGAAGATGCCAATAACTATTTAAGTAATATCGATAAAGAAGTAGCAGATGAATATTATAATTCTTTATCTCAATCTAATAAAGATGAATTGAAGAAATTAGGAATTAATTCAGCTAAAGATTTATCTGATAAGACTCCAGAATTAGAAAAATCAAGTTCATTTGGACAATCTTTACAAAATGTCTTTTCTAAAGAAGGGTGGAAAGACTTTTTCAAATCATCAGATAAAAACATGGGTACTTCTACAGGTCTTGGAGTAATTGATTATTACGTAGATTTTAGAGATAAAAAATTTAAAGAAGGTTTCACACCTAAAGTTGAAACAGTTAAAGCTTTATTTAATGCCGACCCTGAATCTATACCTGGACAATTTAGTAAATTAAATGAGAAAGTAGTTGAAGATATGGGCCTTAAAGGTTATCTTAACTTATTACAGACTAAGAATGGAGATAATTACATGGCTATGAACGAAGACTTAAAAGACTTTGTAGATAAATATTCAGCTAAAAGTTCAAGTGGTTTATTTGGCAGAGGTGGTCCAGAAGAATCCGAATATAAGATTGAAACTAAATTTGGAATGGCTCAAAATCAAGTTGCAAATGGTTTAAATCCATTAATTAAACTTCAAGTTAAAGATGATAAAGGAAATATAGTTGACGAATTTACTGTAGTAGATGCTAAATTAAATAATGACAATGCTATAGCTCAAGAAATTAAGAGTAGACTTACTCATTATCAAGATATGACATATTCATTAGATCCTAATTACGATGAAATAGGTTCTAACAATGCATATTATGTAAATGGTCAAAGTGAATATGGTGAACAAGCTGTTAAATTGGTGTCAGATATGAAGAATCCTGGAGACGTCAAAACAATTCCTTTCACATATAAAGATGGTACACCAAGCCATATAACTTTTGAGAAAACTCAATATGGATATAGGTCTTTAATTGGAACTGGTAAAGGTAATCAAGCAATTGAGAAGTTTCATATGGACCCAGTTAAATTATTAGATTTAACTTTTCCTGGAATAGGGTGGTCATTAGAGAAACTTAATAATCCAAATACTGAAACTAATTATAGTTTTTATCCTAAGAATTCTGATAAAGCACCAACTGTAAATCAGAATTTAGCTAAAGATAAAGTTCCACAACAAGAAATAACTGAATAATGGCAGAGAAAACAATTATTAATCCTCCAAATACATCTATTACTGGTGATCCAGTAGTAGATAAATCTATTAATAGAGATTATTCAAAATATTTAGGTAATGTAATTGAATATGAAAATCCTTTATCTGACAGACCAACTGGTATAGGTCAGGAAGAACCCATGTTCAATAGATACATATTACCAGATTATGTTGTAGATGCTATGGATGAAGTAGATCATCCAGCACAATTAGGTAGTTTAACGCCTGAAAGTTTAAATGAACTTAGGTATCAACATCAAAGTGTTGGTGGTGATATCGCTAGAGGTGGAGTTAGAACGGTTGGAAAGATTGTTCAAGAAGTAGCTCATTTAATTGGATTTACTGGTGGTGTGATAGGACAAGTTGGTTCTGAAATAGGTGGAGCATTTGGTTGGACTGGTAAACCTAAAGATACATCATTGATATTTGATAATGCATTTAATAATGGTGTAGATAATGTTTTTAATTCAATCTTTGAAAAAGATGGCGCTTCACTTAAAACATATGTGCCTAAGAAAGTACAAGATGGTTCATTTTGGAATAATTTAGGTAGTACAGCATTTTGGGCTACAGAAGGAGCCGATGCTGTTGGATTCTTCGCATCAATGATGGCTCCTGGAGCAGCAGTAAGTAAAATTGGTGCTGGAGCTAAAATATTATCTAGTTTAGGTAAAATAGATGGTGCAGCCAATTTAATATCTAAATTTAATAAGATTAAACCTTTAACTAATATTCTAGGTAAAATTGGTCCAGAAGGAATAGACAATGTATTGGGTGCAACTTTAAATACTACATTTGAAGCTGCATCAGAAGCTAGTGGAGTTTACAAAGATATTAAAGAAGGTTTAATTGCTAAAGGAGAGAATCCTGAAATAGCTAATATAATTGCTTCAAGTAAAGCTGCTGAAACATTTAAATTCAATACAGCAATATTAATTGGTCCTAACTTATTAACGCAGAATAGATTATTTGGTAAGAAATCAAATAAACTAATTGATGTTGCTGAAGAAGGAATTAAAAAGAATCCTCTAAGTTCAAATGTATTTAGAACAGATTTACTTAAAAAAGTAGGTTCAGGAGTTATATCAGAAGGTTTCTTTGAAGAAGGATTACAAAGTGCTACATCAGAATATTTAACTAAACAAGGTCTTAATAAAGAAGAAAATAAAGGATTTTTATCAGGAATCGGTAATGTAATACAAACATATGCTGATATGTGGGGAAGAGGAGATGTTAATCTTCAAAAATCCATATTCTTAGGTGGAATGTTAGGAGCAATAGGTGGAGGAGTTGGAGCTTATAGAGGTTATAAGCAAGCTCAGAATACTGTATATGGTAATGAAGGCCCATCATCTAAATTAGGTAGGTTCGTATCTAAACTTCCTGGTGGAGATATATTTCAAAAGAATGATACTCCATTAGATGTAATGGGTAAAAATTTATTGCACGCAATGCCAGAAGCATATTCTGGAGCTATTCAAAAAGATGAGAATGGCAAATATAAATTAAATCCTGAAGCAACAGATTATTTATGGAACAATAACTCATTAGAGAGTTTTGGAGAAGATAAGATTAAAGATATTAGTACAGGTAAAATCTTAGATGATGCTGAGACTAAAGGAGATAAAGAAGGTATTCAACAATATACTAACGTATCTACATTTGATATGTTTAAACCTTATTTAAAAAATGAAGAAGGTGTAGAGTATTTGAAGAAGTATTTTATTCCTGAACAAGCTGATATACTTATCAAAACTATGGAGAAGTATAAAGCTAATATGTCTGAGGAACAGTTAAATGAAATGACTCCTGAGTATATTAATAAGAAGAAAGAAGAATTAATTAATAAAGTAGATGAATATAAAAAAGTTTATGATGATGTTAATAACAGACATGATTTTGAAACTCAAATAAAATATAAACTTGAGCATAAGCAAGAGCATGAGAATTTTATGAATAAAATTAAGAATGTTAAATTCCAAGCTAAATTAGATATTAAACATTCTGATAATAGAATTTCTGAATTAGAGAAAAGAAATGGTGAATTATATTCTCAAGGTAAATTAGTTGACATATCTCCATCTAAACTATCTAATCAAGATTTAGTTGAATATGATGGTAAGAAATCTATTTATTTAGGTGAAGATACTTTTGGTGAATTAGATTCAAATAAAACATTTAAGTTAAAGAAAGATGCAACTATTAAAAAACTAGATGTTTTAGACGCTGTAAAGGATGAAATATTTGAAAACTTAAATGCTATTGACTACAATAAAGTAATTGCTGAGAAGGCTAAAAAGGACTTAAATATCATACATAAAAATAAAGAGTTACAGAAACTTTATGACATTGTTATTGATAGAAATGAGAAGCTTAAAAAAGAACTTAAACTAAAAGCTACATTTAAACCTAATTCATTCTTTAAAGATAAAGCTACTGGTAAAAGATATCAAATAGATGATGCTGGTGATTTATACGAAGAAACAACTAATGATAAAGGTGAATTTGTATATGTAAATAAATTTAATTTACCTGAAGAATTTACTGAACCTGAAGCATTTAAAGAAAGATTTGAAGAAGATAAGGCTCCGATTAAACCTGAAGTTGTAAATGAAACTCCTCTTGAAGTTGTAGATGAACCTACTAATTTAATAGAAGATTTAGATATAGAACTTCCAGAAGAAATATCTAATACAAAAAATGTAAAAAAATTACCCACCACTAAAGTAATTCCAGAAGATGTATTATCAGAACTTCCTAAAGGAATGGATGCTGAATTATTAGCTGAATTGAATAGGGAGAAGAATGAAGCTAAACAGAATGTTCCTAAAGATTTAAAAGGTAGAAGTGTATTTACTAATGAACCTATTACATCTGAAACAGATACAGTTGATACAACTATTGTTGAACCAGATACTAATCCTAAAGAAAGTGTATTAGAGTTTACTTTTAAAAGGCACATATTAAACTTATATAATGGTACAGCTAATAATCCATACATAGGTAAGACTGAAGATAATTCAGGCAATCCTAATAGTAACAAAGCTAATAAGGTTGCATCTGATTTCGACATATTTAATGGTCAATATAAATTTAAAACTGTAAAAGCTGCATTAACTTTCCCTAATATGAGAGAAAGTTTTGAGAGAGAAGCTGGACCAGATTATAAATTTGATGACCTTATCATGCTAATATTAGTAGATAATGATGGTAATTTAATAGGGTTAAATAAAGAATGGACTGAACTAGTTAAACTTTCTAAAGAAGTTAAGTTAGAAGCTTATCAAGAAAATGAGAAACCTTTCATATATTGGGCATTAAGACAACCTTTACCTTATTCTAAAGTTACTAGAGATGCAATGTTTTATACTCCAGATGTAACATCTGATAGGGGTATGAAAGAAATGGAAGATTTATTTGGTTCAGATAAAACTTTCATGGAATCAGATAATAAGAAGATTCAAGTTAATGGTTTAACTGAAAAACAAACTTATGCCTTAAATTTATTTCAAGCGTTATTAGATAACGAAACTAAAAATCATGCTCTTGTTAGAGAAAATTTAGATAAATTATTATTTAAAGGTGAACCAGTTAATATAGAAATAGTTGGACATAGTAAGGGTATTCCAACTAATAAAGGTGAATTTAGAGTTGTATCAGATGCTTTAAAAGAAATTGAAGGAGAAGATTACAATACATTCACAACAGTTAAAGTTGCTACATCATCTATGGTGGATTTTGGTGGAAACAATATTGTCCCATCAACTCCAGGATTAACATATCTATTTGTTAATAAGAATAATAAACAAAGGATATATGATGTTCAACCAAGACAATTTAATAACAATGAAGTAAATAATATAAGTAACTTATTTAAATCTTATGTTAATACTTTAAACAAGCAATTAGATAATGGTGAGAAAGTTGATAAAGATTTCTTTGATAAAGCTGAGAAATTATTTATTACTGAGAAAAAAGGTGGTGAAACTGTAGAGTATAAAGCTGATTTATTTGGATATTTAACAGATATACTACATACAGATTATTTATCTTTTACTCAAAATAAAGATTCTAAATCCAGGAAGGTTTCGTTACGTAAAAATGTTGAAGGTAACTGGGCCAATGGATCTAAAAGTAAAGAAGATTTCGATATAGTTATTAAAAAGGATGGTAAATTCATATTGAACCCTACTTTTGAACAAACTTTAAATAACTTCCTACCTAATGCATATTGGAAAGTAAAAAGTTTGAAATTAAATAAAGCTGATGATTTCCTTAATATAAGTAGTGTAGATACAGATAACGGTGTTGTTATAGCTAAAGAAACTCCTTATAAAGAGTTCTTACTAGAAAATGTATTATTAACTAATGCAGCTGCACCTAAAGAAATTAGAGTGGATAAACATTCTGATTTTGGTGGTGGCACTATGACATTTACTCAACCGGTATTTGATAATGTGTATATTAAAATGAATCTTTCTCAGTTCATGAATTCTATCGAAGATGCGTCTAAAAGTGTTACTGAGAAAAATAATGTTGAAAATATTTCTGATGAAGCTTCACAAGCTAAGAAGCAAGCTTTAGAAGAAGATACTAATGATGAAATGTTCAGATATAGAATAGGTTCGTCATCATATACTTTAGAAGATTTAAATCAATCTAAGGAATGGTTTAAACAAAGATTTCCTCAATTTGGAGATAAAGGATTTAATGTAGTTAAAGGATTATTAGAGCAAGGAATATATGGTAAAGTATCTGACTATGCAATATGGTTAGATGAAAATGCTGAGATTGGTACAGGATACCACGAAGCTTTCCATATGACAACACATTATCTTTTAAGTAATTCTGAGAGAAGTTCTTTATATAAAGAATATAGAGAAAGAAATCCTAAGTCTAAATTATCTGATAAAGAGATTGAGGAAGTATTAGCTGAGGATTTCAGAGATTACGTATTAAGTGACGGTAAGATTAAGTATCCACCAGCAATAGAAAATATATTTAGATATTTATTAAGATTAATCAGAGAATTCTTTGTTCCTTCATATAAAGAATTACTTGAACCATCAATTAATAGAACATTTGAAAAAATTGAATCTGGGTATTATTCTAAAAGAACTATTAAAAGTAATACTGAAGTTTCTCTTAGAATTAAAAGAACTTTTGACTCAAGTAATCCTAGACAAGCTACTCCAGAATTCTATCAAGAAGTTATGGAAGCTACAAATACGTATTTCTTTGAGGAAATAAGGAAATCTCAAGGTAGTTTTGATGTATTCTTTAATAAATCCAACAATAAAGAACTCATTACAGATACATATAAGAAGGTAATGAAGATTGATGAAGAAAGAAGGAAAGGATTTCAAGATGTTGTTAATGAATTATCTTCTAAAGAAAGTTTAAGTATTCCAGAACAAAGGAAACTTAATGTTAATAAACAGAGAGTTGAAGATTACGATTACATATTAGAACAATTTAATGATGCTACTAAATTTGATAAATTTAGGAACCAACATTCTCAAGAATTATCTGCATTTGGATTATCTTCATTACTAGTTAAAACTACTGAGAATGAAGATAAAGATGATTCAACTGAATTTAATGAAGAGAATATATTAGATGAATCAGGTACACCTGAAGAAATTAGAGATGTCGTATGGAATTTATCAGATTTATCAATTAAATTTGATGCTAAATACAATGCTCAAAAGAGTATTAAATTATTAATTGGAACATTACCAAAACTTTATAAGAATAAAGAAGGTAAGTTAGAAAGAGTATCTAGTCCAATGTTATTAACTCCTAAAACTGTAGCGTTTAGTTCTACATTTGCAACTATTCTCAATAAGATGAATGGTGTAAAAGGAGTTGAAGAAATTATCTCAAGGTTAAATATATTGAAAGCAGAGTTTCCTTCTATAGAATATTTCTATGGTAAAGATGGATTAATGTTAAATGATGTTAATGAAGGTAACTATAATATTCCTAAGAATAAATTCAATGAATTATTACAATTTGTTCAAACATTTAGTAAAACTAATAATAACTTCTCATTAGATTTATTAACTGAAAATGGTGAGAGAGATCTATTAGATAGTAATTTACAAGCTCAGAGAAGAACTATTAAGACTAAATGGAAAAGTAATTCTTCTATTATAAATTTAAATCCTAAGAGTAATATTTTTAAAAATGGAGTTTATAATAAAGATGCTTTTGCCAGTACTGAGATACTAAATAGTAATGTTGATACAGCATATAAATTCTTTGAGAAAATAGGAATTGAATTTACTTATCCAGAAATGATTAAAACTATGGGTAAGAATGGATTTATTATAGATAGAGCTAATCAATTTCTTAAAGCTATTAGAACAGGTAATCAGATAGATTTTTTTAATACTAATCAAGATACAGACTTTGGTGGATGGTTAAATAGTTTAATTGATTTGGAATATTCATCCAATATAGATTTAAATGTTAATTCACATTTAGGTATAGATGGACAATCAATATATAATTCATCTTTAAATAGTTATATATCTAACATACTTGACACAGTTAATAAATTTCAAGGTATTGCAGCATGGCAGAAAATGGTATCTGTATATCCACATTTAAATACTGAATTATCAACTAATCCATATATTACTAATTCAATTATATTGAAAAAAGGTGGATTATTATTTGATAAGAATGGTAACAGATTAAGTGATACAGACATCGAATTAATTACTGTAGAAGGTATCTCTGAGAATGAAGGAGATAGTAAAGTTGAATATAATAAATTATCTAAACCAGATAGATTAGCTTCAGTTATAGATAGGTTATTATCAGGACAAGGTAATTTAATTAGACCTGCTGATAAATCATTGGAGAGATTCTTTAAAGTGGGTAGTAAAACTAACCTATTGAAATCAACTAATCAATTAGATTATTTCATAGATTATTTAAAAGATGATATTGCTACTTATAGACACGAATTAGCTAATAAAACTAATTGGAAATATATTAAATCTAATACTGAGAATGCCAAAGGTATTTATATTCAGATGTTAGAGAAATATGGAACTTCGGATAGTTTCTTAAATGTATTCAATAAGTTCTTGAAAAGTAATGAATCTATAGAAGAATTCTTTGCAATTAAAAAGAATTTAGATATGATTGAAGGAGCTTTTGCTAAATATAGAAAGATTAAAGCTCAGGATTTATTACAATGGATGATTGATAATGAAGTAGTTGAATTACAAGCTGACGGTTTGATTAAAAGTAAAGGTATTTCTTTAACTAATAAAATTAGTACTGTTGAAGATTTAGTAGGTAGATCTGGTGCAAATGGTGTTCCAGGTAAAGTTGGTGAATTAGAGAAATTAGTTGTACTTGATAATGTTCTTAACACAGAAGAATTAAAAGTATTATTTGGTAATCCTAACTATTTTAAAAAGGTAGATGATTTCTTTAAAAGAACTGGAAGTTTTCCAGGTACTAAGAAGTTAGCTATAGATGATTTTATTACATCTGAATATGTTAAGAATAACTTAAAAAGAACTGACTTTGCAGAGGGTTTAGAAGATTTAGAAGTACAAGCTAAAGTTTATACTGTTGATTCAAGTAAGAGTAAAAACAAATCTATTTATAAACAAATTGTATTTGAAGATGTTCCTTCATACGATGAAGTATTTGGTAAGATAGGTGAAGAAACTGATGGTAGTTCAATTATAAGTTTTGATGCTTATAGAGACTTATTATTCAGAAGTGGAGATTGGAGTTTTGGTGAAAATTCATTAGAAGATCTTTATCAATATGAAATGCAGAATTACTATGGTCCAAAGATTAATAAACCTGGATTTTTAAATGAAGTAGATTATAATAAAGTATTCCCTAAATGGAATGGTAAAGCTGTTGATCCTGAAACTGGTAGAGTAATTAGTAGACCAGATAAAAAAATAAATATGCTTAAACCTCTTCATGTTGGACCTTACGCAGAAAAAGGATTTATACCTGGAATAAGTAAAACCTCATTCACAGTATTATATCCGTCTTCAACTAATGGTAAACCTAACTTGGAGAAGATGTTACATTTCATGAGGAAGAATCAGATAAGTGTAACAAGTTTTTATTCAGCTAATAAAGGTATTACAACTAAAGTTAATTCTAATGGTAAGACTAATCAATTATATGTAGAATCTAAATCTAATCCTGGTAAATATGAATTAAATTTAGACAACTTAGTATTTGAAGGAGAAAATGCTAATGCTATTACTCAAAATACTTATGTTGAGAATTGGGGTATTCAGTTAGATACAGGATTTAAAAATAAACATGGTGTTATCTATGGTACTCAGATGATGAAACAAATATTATCTTATCTATATTCGGATGGTAATATTAAACAAGATTTCTCTGATTTAAAAGAAATTGTTGATGAATACATAAAATTAAATGGTGAGAGATTAAATTTAGGTAAACAGCAACTTTTAAAAGAATTAGATATAGTTCAAAATGAAGAAGGTAACTATATAGTTAAAGATTATACTAAGTTTAAAGATAGATTAAAACAACTTGCTGATGCAAGAGGAATGGATGATAATACATATGAATCTATTAACTTCATAGATGACACTCTTGGTATAGATGGATTATTAAATAGACAGAAATTTGAATCTGCTATATTCGCATTAAATGATTCATTAGTTATTAAACAGAAGAATAATGGAGGTGCATTTTATCAACAACCTAGTACATTACATGAATCATCTGGGTTAAGAACATATGATGCTGAGAATGGCTCATTGAAATCTTCTGAGGATTTAAAAGCCTATATAAATAAAGATGGTAAGATTGGTTCTATGGAAGTAATGTTACCTAATATGTATAAGAATATTCCAATAGAGAAGTTAAATGAAATTCTTTTAAATGGTATAGCATTTAGGATTCCTACACAAGGGCTAGCCTCAATAGAGGCTATTAAAGTAATTGGATTCTTACCTGAATCTGAAGGAGATACTATAGTATTACCATCTGCTATTGTTAAGAAAGCCGGTAGTGACTATGATATTGATAAATTAAATGTGTATTTACCTTATGTTTATTACAATAAAAAAGGTGAAGTTCAATATATATCTAAGAATTTAACATATGAAGATTATTTAAAAGATTTTTCAGGTAAGAAATTAAGTAAACTTGAATTTAATAAACAACAAGTTGAGAATAGGATTACTGCAATACAGAGAGAAATAATTTTACATCCTTCTAATTATAATAATTTAACTAAATCTTTAGATGATACAAAAGATATCATTACTAATTTAGTTAATGAGATACATGAATTAAGAACTGGTAATAAGAGAGATAAGGGTGACATATTAGACATTATAGATAGGATTAACCTAACTAATGTTGCAGATAGATTCTTATCATCTAAACAAGCTGTTGGTATAACTGCATTAGCAAGTCCATTTCATATTCTAGCACAAAAATCTAATTTATTTATTTCTAAATATAATGAAAAGGGTGAATTAAATAAAATTAGTATGCCGCATCATTCTGATTCAGAAGGTAATATTCTATTAGGAAAGGAATTAGATTTGAATAAAGGTAATATTGCAGATATATTAAGACAGTGGATTTCTGAAGCTGTGGATGCTGCTAAGGACCCTAGAATGTTTGATCTAAATGTTAATTTAGAAACTTTAAATGTAGTTTTATATTTAACAATGGCAGGTGTACCAACTAAAAATATAATGTATTTTGTTAATCAACCTATTATATATGATTACTTAAACTTAAAATCTGTTGGTAAGTCTAAAGTTAAAGCTGTTAATAAACAATTTGTTAATAATAGAGGTAAAGGATATTGGAGATCTGAAACTTTAGCTGATAGTGAAGTAAGAAAAATTATTCTAAATAAATATGGTAATAATGCTGAACCACAAGATAAAGATTTCACAATTGAAAATTTATCCAAATATATTACTTTAGGTAAAGAATTAAATGTTAATAAATCTAAAGAGATTAAAAGGAAAGAAGGTGTGAGTTCTAATTTACATATTGAACCTTTTATGAAAGCTCAAGTTAGAATATTAAATGAATACTTGAAACATAAAGAAACAGCTAATTTATTAACTAATGCTGTACAAGGAGCTTCATGGGATACTAATAGTGCTGGTAGAAGTGTACCTGAATTACTGCTTAGACTGTATAATACAAATAAAGTTTTAAATAAATCAAGTAATGTTAAAGTTGACGATAAGTTAGTTAATAATGGTCCAATTATAGGTAATTAT